AGCAAGAGGTCGTAAGATCAAGTTTTATAAAGTTGCTTCAGCATGGCTTGAAGAAAATCTAGAACAGGTAAACTATTTTGCGTTTCTTAGCAAGCCTAAGCAAGCAAATTCAAGATTAGTTGCTTCTGCTGAATTAAAGAATATTGAAGTTGGAATTTTCCGTTACTAACAGAAAGAATGAAATGATAATTAATAAATTAGAAAAGATGGAAAAAATTATTGCATCAAACAAGTCACTAGCGTGGGTTGGTTGGGATGTTGCAGAACGAAAGCAAACCGATATGGGCAGGACTGCTGTAAACGGTGTAAGAGTCAATGATCAGTGGTACACACAACGAGTATTTAAACTTGATCGCAATGGCTGGGATATTCCAAACAAATACAGGATGTAAAACATGAAACAGCACATCTGGAAAGACGATGCTGAGTGTTTAGGTCTTGATACTGATATATTTTTTGATAAATATGAAGAAGAGCCAACGCTTAGGTTAGCGGTAGACTCTATATGTAATACATGCCCAGTTAGAAAAACGTGTTTTGCTAATGGTGTTTCTGGAAAAGAATGGGGAGTTTGGGGTGGTATATATCTTGAAGGTGGAGAAATATCTAGAGAATTCAACAATCACAGAACTAAAAAGGAATGGGCAGAAACTTGGCAATCCTTAACAATGGATAAATAATGTATACAGATTCTATGCGTAGAGCCTTTCATTCCATTACTCCTCCAAAAGGATTTAAAGTTCAAATTCTTGACAACGATGCATTCCTTACTATAAAATTAGATGAGAAGCATTTTGTAACTATGGTTCATGATGAAAAGATCCAAGCATTACAATATGTTGTTCAGGTAAAAAAGGCTTTAGAGATGGAAGGGGCAATTATATTGGTTACTAGAGAGGCATTAAAATAATGCAAACATTTTTGCCGTACCAAAATTATGATGAGTCTGCAGAGTCTCTTGATAATAAACGTTTAAATAAACAGATACTTGAGTCTTATCAAATTTTAAAAGTATTGTCTGGTCAATCTCTTTCTGGTGCTTGGCGTAATCATCCAGCAGTTCTTATGTGGAAAAACGCAGAGTATTCCTTAAGAACGTATGCTAAAGCCATGATTACAGAGGCTAACCACCGTGGTATTAAGACAGATAAGAACGAAGCCAATATAGACGCTCTAGAAGCCTTGTGTGGTGATATATGGGGTACTGACAAACCTTTCTGGGCTAACTCAAAGGGTCCACATTTAAGTCGTATTAATATTACCCATAGAGCAAATCTGTATCGTAAAGATCCAGATTATTATGCTGAGTTCTATCAAGACACAAAGAATGAGAATAATAAGCCTTGTTGTGATAAATGTCTATACTATTGGGTAACTCATGCTACCCGCTCAGTTTGACAAAACCGTTACAAGAGAGTACAATAATATATAGAAAGGCAAAAAAATGAGTAACATTATTATTATAGTTTTAGGAACGCTTACGGCTTCTTTTGCAATTGCCTATTCAGTTACCCTTTATAGAATTACTAAGATCAATCAAGCATTTGCAAAACTCTTTATCTCCCATGAATCACTTCAGGATTTTATTGCAAAGAACAATGTTGAGTTTAAGAATGATATTGATATTCATAAAGAAAACTTTATTAAGTTTCTTTCTGATTCTCGTGACTGGGCTTTTGACTACATAGAAGAAGTTCAAACTGGACTTGAAAAGTTTATTAAAGATATAGAACCTGAGATGAAATACTTTGATGAATATGGTGAAGTTGGTTCTGCATACCCACTATATCCTGGAATGAAAAAAATATTTATAGCATATCAAGAATTAATTAAACTTATGCCATCGGAGCACATAACAAAAGATGCTTGATGTTAGGGGAATACCTACATGCATTTGTCCACAGTGTGGTGGAGAGTTGTTTCGTGCATTAGTTTCTTTTGATCCAAAAACATATACAGTTGGCATGTATCATCTAGATATTCAATGTCATGATTGTGGTGCTTTATGTACTGCACCAACTCCAGTAGATCATCCAAATGGTCCAAACAATGAGGTAGGAAATAAAGAATGAAAGATGTATTTCTATCAACACTAACAGGTTTTGGGTGCGGTGTCGTGTTCGCAGCATTCAAATTGCCAGTACCAGCACCACCAGTTTTTGCGGGAGTCGCAGGAATTATTGGTCTATGGATTGGCTTCACAATACTAACACGAATTATATCCTAGGAGGAATAATGAATAACATAATCAACGATAAGATCAAGGCAATGCTAGCATCATACGGTCGCTCAGTACTTGCATCAGGTCTTGCACTATACATGGCAGGCGTAACAGATCCAAAGGATCTATGGACAGCACTTGTGGCTGCAATCGCACCAGTAGCATTGAGAGCAATTAATCCTAATGACAAGGCGTTTGGCGTATTGCCAGATGCTAAGGAAGTAGATAAGGCTCTAAAGGCTGCAAAGGCACCAGCACGTAAGAAGGCTGCTGCAAAGAAGTAATCAATCTTCTATCAGGAAGCCAGTCTAGAGATAGGCTGGCTTTTCTGTTTATTCGTTAATTATATCTAAATACTTTTGTTTTAATTTATCAACAGAGAAGTTATCTAAACCTATTTGAACCGCAGTTTCTTTTATTTCATGTTTATTATTGTTACTAATATACTCATCAATTATGTTAGCAAGTCTTTCTGGTTTTACATCATAAACATCAACCATTGATTTAGTTCTAAAAGAGTCTATCTTGTTTGATTCAGCCAACCACTTATCTGGAAGAATTGCATTATTAGGGGATACATCAGTCATGAAAACTGGCAGGGCACTCATAAGAGCCTCATTCATAGGTAAACAAAGACCAGCATAACGTCTAGGTAAAACCATAGCGTCAAATCCACTATACATGTCTTGCCTATTGTCTGGGTTACCTATCTCAATTTTTATCCTTGGATCTTTGCGTATAGCATTTAGTGGGGTTTGTGATTTAATAATTAATTCATAATCTTCTTTAGAATATCTTATCATTTCAAAAATACTATCAGTTCCATTTCTATCTTTTGCAGCCTTTTTTCCAGCAATATGAAGTATACGCTTATGGTCTTTTGATAGATTGTTTTCTCTTGCTTCATTAAATAAAGATTGATCTGTTGGCGGCGGCAAGTGCATCACTTTTGTTTTGCTGCCAAACCTTTCTATAACTGGATCTAAGTTCCAAGAACTTGGTGCAAGCAATACATCTGGCAATGTCCATTCTGGATGGGCTAAGTTACCGAATAGTTCATAGTTGTATTGAAGTATAGTTTTAATACCTTTTTGTTTAGCAAGATCAACTAACTCTAAATGATAAAATGTTTCACAACTAATAACAACATCAATATTTTCTAAAAATGATACAACTTCCTTGGTTACAGGCATACCTTTTCTAGTTTCAATAACATTATAATCTCTATACCATTCAGGATGCTGCTTGTTATTATTAAAAAATTGAGAATTTATCAAAAGAATTTTGTCAGGGTTAAGCATTTTAACAAGTTCCATTGTTTGATTGCCTAATCCAGTGTTATCTGATCTTGCAATTATACCAAGTCTCATTACTTATACCCCCAAGCATCATCATCTGTTGTAAACTTTCTACCACCTTCACGACCATCAAGATGATAAGAACGTTTTATGTTTCCTTCTGGATGATAGATCCATAGTTTATGTTTGTTCCAACCCTCTTTAGAAAATTGATCATAGGGAAGGATATCATCTTGAATTATTCCATGCGTCCTATCTTCAATAAAGGTTTTATCTTCAAGTGGTGGCAAGACTATATCTTTATAGTATTTAACTTTGCTTAAGTGTGGTCTTTGACTCCATTGAGAAGTTTTCATAAAACCATCTTCAAGTCCAAACATTAGATGTTTGTGTGATTCTGGTATTAATGCTTCATGATGAAAACGAATTGTATTTGCTTTACCATATGTCAAAAGATCAATACATTTTTGCCACTCAATATCAACATCAGTAACAAGGGGAGCATCACCTTCAACATAAAGAAGAACAGATGTTTGTATTTCATTAATAGTTTTACGCATCATTGTGGTCTGATGGCTATGTTCTTTAAAAATAATTGGCAATATATTTTCATATTCATGCATACATTTCCATAGAATACGACT